CCTAGTCAGTCTCCAGTAGGTTTTAGAAACACTAATGGTGAAGATAAAGCAACTAAAGATAAAGGTAATTTAAAAGAATATATTAAGGTCAGTGGTTTTGACTATTTCCCAGTTATTATATCAAGATGGGAAGTGGAGCCAGAAGGATACTACGGTATTGATGGTCCAGGTGAAACTGCAATAGCAGATATTAAAACATTGCAGAAAATTGAAGAGTACAAGTTCGAAGCAGTAGTTAAGTTGGTCAGACCTCCTATGGTTGGTCACGCATCTCTGAGAAGACATCAATCTTCTATATTAGCAGGTGGAATTACTTATGTTGATGATAGAGGTATGCAGCACGGATTTAAGCCTGCCTTCTCAATTAACCCTCAACTATCTGAACTATTAGGATCTAAAGACGAAATTGAGCGATACATTGGAAACTCTTTCTACGAGGACCTATTCAGACAATTGTCTAGTGAGAAAAAGCTTTCACATGTAACTGCGGCAGAGATAAATCAAAGAGCTTCAGAAACAGTCGCAGCTATTGCTCCTATACTTGGTCAGTTTGACCACGACACTACAGGCCCAATAATTGAGAATGCTATATACCTTTTAGATAAAGCAGGTAAACTTCCTGAAAAACCTAAAGAGCTTGAAGATAAAAGCTTAAAGCCTGAGTATATATCTGTACTAGCACAAGCTTCTAAAGCTTCTTTAATAACTACCCAAGAAAAATTCATAGGGTATGTTTCATCCGTATCACAAGCACTTCAAAGACCAGAGCTTTTAAGAATTGTCAATGCTGAGAAAGATGTGCGACAGTATGCTGAGAATGCAGGTATTGATCCAGAAACTATCTTGGACGAAGCTGAGTATAATAAGTCAGTAGAAGAGTACCAAGAAGCTATGGCCAAAAGAGCACAGCAAGAATTAGCTATGCAAGAAGCGGCTACAGCTAAGACACTATCAGAAACAAAGACTACCGGAGATAATGCACTGGCAGCACAATAGATTAGGGAGAATAATCGCATGGACTTAGATCAAGAAGAAAAACAACGCATTGAATTAGAAAGATCAGTTGAATATGTAACTGGCACTGAAGTAGGTAGACGCCTTCTATGGGACATCATATCGTACTGCGGAGTGTATAAAGACCTCGGGGGAGAAAACTCTCAGGTGTTTAAAGATCTTGGAAAAAGAGAAGTAGGACTTCATATACTAGATTTACTTGATATAGTAGATGATGAGATTATAATAAAGATGATGAAAGAATCTAAACAACGAACAAAGAACTTGGAGATTGAAAATGAGCGTAGAACAAAACTCGAACGAGACAACAACGACGGAAACGACGACAACGAATACAGACTCCCAAGGCACGACAGCCACGCCGGAGGCATCTTCTAGTGAGCAAAACAGCTCCGAAGAAACAGCATTATCTCAAGCCTCAAAGCAAAAAGAATCGTCAGAAGGGGGATCACAAGAAACATCTGAACCAGAAAGCGAAAGCACTGAGACAGAAGAATCAGCTGAGCCAACTTCAGAAGAAACAACTACTGGGGATACAGACGACGACGGAGGAGAAGAAGGATACGATTTAGAACTATCTGATGACTCTCCACTTGAACAAGAAGACCTCGACGCTGTTGCAGAAATTGCTTCGGCCAACGGATTAAATAAAGAGCAAGCTGATTCTATGATAAAGAAAATGGAAGCTTCTTATGCTAAAGGTATGAACGTATCTCAAGCAAAACTTGAAGGATTTAAATCAGAGTTGATGAAAGATCCAGATTTTATTGGAGATAAAGGAAAAGAATCTTTCTTTGCTATTCATAAAGCGGCCAAGACTTTTGGTGATGAGAACCTAGATAAAGCGTTAAATGATCCCTATATAGGAAATAACGTACACCTAGCAAGATTCCTAAAGAAGGTCGGAGAGCAGGTCTCGAACGATAACTTCGTAGGAAAAGGTGGGAGCGGAGATAGCTCTGGATTAACTGAGCATCAACAAGCTTTACGTAATGCTTACCCTGAAATGTTTAAAGACGAATAATTATTATAAAAATTACTTGACTCAAAAATGAATACAAGTGACAATAAAATGAATGTAATTCAAAAACCTATTGAGAGGAAAATATTATGTCTACTTTAAATGTTAAATACCCTACGCTATTAGACCTAGCACAGATGCCTGAGAACTCGAAGGCAAAAGACGTTATCAATCTTTTAGTTCAGTATAATCCAATTTTGGAAGATGCTCCTTCATACCCTTGTAACGATGGTATGTCACATCACACTACTGTATTAGTAGGACTTCCTTCAGTTGTTTGGGGGCGTTTATATAAAGGTATCCCGGCATCAAAGGGAACTAAACAGATGGTAAAAGATACTACAGGTTTTGTAGAATCATCATCTGAAGTAGATGCAAGACTAGTTGATATTGTAGAAAGTGCAGAAGATAAAGCATCTATGAGAATGGGTGAAGCAGAAGCTCACATTGAAGCAATGGCACAAGAAGTAGCATCGACTATCTTCTACGGTGATTCAAGCATTGAGCCTGAAAAGCCTACAGGTTTTGCTGCAAGATTTAGCGATCTTAACGCAGAGAACGGGAAGCAGATTATTGACGCAGGTGGTACTGGAACAGACAACACTTCGATTTGGATGATTACTTGGGATCAAAAAGCATCCCACCTTCTTTACCCTAAAAAATATACTATCGGTCTTAAGAGATACAATTACCCAGAAGGTTATGTAGCTTACGATTCAGATAATAATAGCTATAGAGCATATAGAGAAGACTTTACTTGGCACTTTGGTATCACAGTAAGAAACTGGCAATATGTAGCTAGAATCTGTAACATTGATGTATCTGATCTTACGATTGATGCAGCTACAGGTGCAGACATCATTAACTTGATGACTGAAATGTACTACGCTCACAAAGGTCGTAGAATGAGTATGGGTAAAACATTCATTTATATGAATACTAACCTAGTTAAATTTTTAGACTACCAAGCAAGAAATGTTAAAGATAGAAATCTTTTCTTAACGTATGATAAGTACGGACCGAATGCTAAAGAAGTTCTTAACTTCAGAGGCGTTGCGATCAGAGAAAGTGATGCAATCCTTGATACTGAAGCAAGAGTAGTTTAATAAATAACTAAATAACAACAGAAACACCAACTACGAGGTTAATATGATTTTAGATAATCAGGCAATTTTATCAGACAATCAGGCTTTAACAGCCGCTACTCTAACTCCTTCTCAGAACATTCTTGATCTGGGAAAAGCAGGGGTTACAGGATATAACAAAGCTCAGTTAAAAAGACTGATTGGTAAAGGGTCTATCCCAATGCTTATTCAAGTTACTGAAGACTTTGCAGGAACAATCGCAAGTTTAAATATTAAAGTTCAAGCTTCAAGTGTTGAAGACTTTAGCTCTGATGTTGAAAACGTAATTTCGTTTGATGTACCTGTAGCTAAACTCATAGCAGGGTTTATCGCTCCTGTAGAAGAGATTCCTAGAGAAGTAACTAAAAGATACTTTAGACTTGCGTATACGCCAAACGCAGCAGCTACAGCAGGTAAAATCACTGCAGGTATCGTAGCAGCAGTAGATGGTGCTTACAGAGGTAACTAAAAATAATTTAAACGATTAACGGGGGTATTAGATGTCAAGAATTGGTAAGGCGAAACGTCACGAAGAAAAAGTGTCGGTTCAATGTGAAGCAACGAACAAAGGATATTACGGCGGTAGAATTATTCATGAAGGTGAAAAGTTCTTATACGAAGGTAATATTTTAGATGGTAAATTTCCTTCTTGGATGGAGCCAGTTAAAGAATACAAGTCGAAGTTCGAAGGTAATTCAAACAAGAGTGATGATTCTAAAAAACTAACTCCTTCACAAAAAGCAGCTAAAACTAAAGCAGCTAACCAAGCTAAGAAAGAAGAATCAGAAGATAAGTTAAAAGATCTAGTTTAATAATTATCTAGTGTACCGGGGGTCTGTATGATGTATTTAACAGATGTAGCAAACCTAGCTCTCGGTAGATTAGGTGTAGGATCAACAATAAATGATTTGGCCAATGAATACTCTACGGCTGCAAAAATTCTCAAAAGACATTTACGTGTATCTTTAAACAGTGTACTAGAGCAGCATACCTGGAACTTTGCTACAAGATCAGCAGTTCTCAATAAGCAGTTCGATGATCCTGAGAATGGTTACGCTTTTTCTTATTACTCTCCTGCTGACTGTTTAGCTGTAAGGCAAATAGCATCTGATGGGAATTTCATAAGAAACTTAGAACTATACCCAGAGCAGAAGCTTCCTTTTGAGGAAAGACATATTGGTATGCAAATACTTTTATATACTAACGTAAGAAATGCTCATATACTTTACACTGCGGCTATGGACGAAAATAGTGTATTCCCGACTCACTTTGCTAAGTCGTGGTCAGCACAATGGGCAGTAGATATAGCTCCTTCACTGATCACCAATAACTATCCTAAAGTAAGAGATACACTTGATTCTGATGCCTACAACGACTTGGCTAAAGGTATTGCAGATGATCTCATAAGAACTCCTCAGTATACCTATGCTAAAAGTCCTTTGATAACTACGAGGTACTAATGCCATCAGGAAAACAGACATCATTCA